CGCCGAGGCTATGAATTGGTTTATTTGTTTTTCGGCTCGTCGCCAATAGATAGGTTTGTTTGTGCGATCTCGCTTTTGCAGGTTGCCGTATTTACGAATTCCAGTTTCGGATGCCCTACGAAAAAGCCTATCCCTACGCTGCCTTTTACACAATATACTTCATTCGGTTTAGTTTGCAAATTTAAAGAGCTTTTGGCTTCGGTTTTAGCCCAAATCTCATAATTCTTATTTGCGTCTAGCGTCGTCTCTAAATATCCTTTAGGGCGAAGCGTGCCGATAGTGGCGTTTTTATCTTTGCTATCTACGTGAATATCGTAAGAGATGGCACTACCGCCAAATCCGCCCTCTCGATAAACATACAATAGAGCCTTGCCTTGTTCCGCCTGCTTAAATTCTTTAAAGCTCGGCCCTTTAGCAGAGCACCCCGCAAAAATAAAGGCCGCAACCGCTGCGGTCAACACAAATGAAACTTTTTTCATTTTTCTACTCCTTACTATAAAAATTTGCTATTTCAATGATTTTTTGTGAGTGCTTGTATATGTCGTCTATACTATTTATAAGAATTCTATCCTCATTCTTGTTTTTGTCCATAATCCCGATATATTTTTTATTTTCTGAAAGATAGAGCCTGCATAAGGTCTTTCGATTGTTATCGTCAAATAGTATTGCAAAGTATGATTGGGCGTCTCGGTAATATACTCTATCTAGCTGAACGGATTGGCATAAAATAGCACGAATGATATGAAAAGCCTCTATTTCCTCATCTGTGGTTATAATTTTAGGCATCTTTATCTCATCGCTTACATCCGTGTTTGGTTTTGTCTCTTTGTTTAGTGCTGCTTCTAGTCTTTCATTGACGTTTTCGTTAATGTATTGAGACAGCAGGTCTTTTATAAGCCCCGAGAATTGATCAATTATCCTTTCCGTAACAACTCCGGTATATACTTTTTTAATAAAAAATTTGATAAATTCTTTACTAGGCTCTTTCATTTCGTCCGCTATTACGCTTCTAAATTCATTTGAGTATTTTAAAGTGTTCGCAGTGCTAAGGATTTCATCAAAATTAAAGCTTTCTTTTTGAAATTTTAATAGCTCGGAAAGATGGCTGTCTTTTATTTTTAGGATATTAAAACTTAAAAATGGCGTCGTATCCATTTTATTTTTATCGTCTAGGTCTGTAAAAAATTTATATGTTATGCCGTTTGTGAGTATTGCAAATTTTGCTGGAGTGGCGGTGAAATATCTAAAGAGTTGAGACTCGTTGCCTGCGTTAAGATCAGCGCCCGCTTTTTTGCATTCTATAAGGATTATTGGCTCGCCGTCTTTAAAAATAGCGTAGTCTATCTTTTCCCCTTGCTTAATTCCTACATCCGCCGTAAACTCCGGTACCACTTCGTTTGGGTCAAAAACGTCATACCCCAAAGCCCTAATAAACGGCATAATAAAAGCGTTTTTTGTAGCCTCCTCCGTGCAAACATTATTTTTAGTGCTTTCTATTTTTGTAGCGATATCTCGTATTTTATTTTTGAATTCCGCAAATTCCATATTTGCCTCCTTATTTTTTGTTTAAAAATTTTACTACAAAAAATGTTAGTTAAACTTATCTTTTTCAGCAAAATTTAAAGTAAGTTTAGCTAACATTCCCTCATCAAAACCAAGGTGACCCACACCTAGCCCGCATAGAGCTAAAGCTACGGGAAGCGTCCGTATGGATACGACAGTCCATACCCGAGTAATCAGCCCCGATAGCGACAAGTTCGGGGGTAGAAAAATCCTTGTTAATTTTTTATGGCGGATGTGCCAAGCGGCGCGCTAAATTGCAACAACGGCTTTTATCGGCTAAACCGAGCGTTCGCCACCATAAAGGTTTCGTAGGCTAACGCCGTTGATGAGTAAAAGGCAGAGATTGCCGTCAAATCGGCTTGACATCTCCCGCATTTGGGGGCTGTCATAGTTTAAGTAAAACACTGACTTTCCTTTTTTATTTTATGGCGGACGTATGTTAAGTGGAAAACTCTGGACGTCCTTAAACAGAAGGGGGAATGCTGGATCCAAGTCCCGCCGTCCGCCGCCATATCCATAAATGAGCCTCCACTCGCCTTGCTCCTTAGGCGATTAAAAATCTTTGCTGTATCTTTTCGAATGAAATTTTAAATGGGGGGCTCTTTTATGGATATTTTTAAAGGAGAAAACGATGAAAAATCAAGAGTTTCAAGACGCTGCAGCGGAGTTCGCAAAAGGCGTTTCCGCTTATATGCGCTCCACGGCGGAGCATCTATGCGAAGTTTCTAAGATGAGCGGCATCGGGCTAAGCGATCTACTGATAGATCTTGCGCTACTAGCAAGAGCTGCGGAACGAAAAAAGGAGGAGCGCGATGTTGCGGTTTCTAAAAAAGCTATTTAAGAGGCATACGAAATTTACGATCTCGAATCTAAGATTTGGAATATTGAGATGAGTTTTGTCGTAGCTTTTCTGATCGGTTTCGGCTTTGGTGCGGTTATTACAGCGGCCGCAAAATGCAAGCAAATTTTAAAGGATAAACGATGGGCCTAAAAGATTTTAAATTTTACCTCTCATTGATGAGAGTGGATAGATACACGACGATCGGCGATTTTATCGCGTTTGTTAAATCTTACAATGCAAAGGAAGAAAAATGACTGCCGATGAATATAGAAAGGGGATTAGAGAGCGCATTGAAAAGTATGTCGATCAAATGGCAGATGAAATCGTAGAGATCGCAAATCTAGTGGGTTGCGATCCGAGTTTAATTATATTTTTGTTAAGCGCCGACGTGCATAAGAAATTTTATAAAAAAGGGGATATGCGATGCGCGAAACAATGAGTATCAAAGACTACCACGCACGGGCGGAAATTTCAAAAAGCGATCTTGATTTGCTCGCCAAGAGCCCCTATCACTTCAAATTCAAAGATGAGTTTGAAAAGCCAGATAGTAAGGCTCTAACCTTGGGCTCCGCCGTGCATAAGCTAGTGCTGGAGCCCGCGGACTTTTTAAAAGAATTTGCCGCAGAGCCGAGAGCCGATAGACGCACCAAAGAGGGCAAAGAAATCTACGCGGACTTTTTAAAGGGCGCGGAGGGCAAGATCATCCTAGACGCCGAAGCTTATGAGAAAGCGACCGCTATCGCAAACGCGGTAAATTCTATGAGAGAGACGGCGCTTTTTTTAAAAGACGGGCTAGCAGAGCAGAGCTATTTTGCTGAGATTGAGGGGGTGCCCGTGAGGTGTCGTCCCGATTTTCTCAACGAAGCGCTAAGCCTTTGCGTAGATTTGAAAACGACCTCCGACGCTAGCGCGGACGGCTTTGCAAAATCGGTAGCAAATTTTAACTACCACATCCAAGCAGCGTTTTATACCGACATCTTGCGCCTATGCGGCAAGCGGGTAGAAAACTTCCTATTTATCGCAGTCGAAACCAAAAAGCCTTATATGACCGGCTTTTATACGTTAGACGAGGCAGCGATAGAACAAGGACGCAAGACATATCTAGCCCTACTTGAGCGTTATAAACTATGCCTAGAGCGTAACGAGTGGTGGGGATATGCCAAGTTTGAACCCGAGAGTAAAGAGATAGAGGCGGTGCAGACGCTAAGCCTGCCTGCGTGGAAATTTTATGAAAGTATAGCGTAAAGGATAAAAGATGAATCAACTTCAAATTAGAGAACAAGACGCTCGCGAGTTAGTAAGATCCAAAATGGACGTCATAAAGACGATCACGGGCGGCGATAAAGCCAAAATGAGCGCGTTTGCGGCAAGCCTCACGGCGATGGCGAGCGACCCCGCTCTAAGTATTTGCTCGGTGCAAAGCGTTATCGGTGCGGGGCTTGAGATCGTAAGGCTGGGGCTAAATCCGAATAAAACTTTCGGGCAAGCCTACGTAGTGCCGTTTAAAAGCAAAGCGCAGCTTCAGATAGGCTATAAGGGCTGGATAAGCCTAGCTTACCGCAACGGCTGGATATTTAGGGCGCTCGCAGCTTACAAATGCGATGAGTTTGAGATAAATTTCGCAGGCATTAAGGACGACATTAAATTTAGCCCTAATTACGACGAGCGCGACGAAACAAATTCCTTGTGGGTATTTAATAATCAGATCG